TTGAATCTGCGTATTTAGATCTTTTATCTTACCGATGATTAAATCTTGCATGTCAGCATTATCTCCGAGAGTGCGAATTTGCTTTTCACGTTCAGCGCGGATTTGCTTTTCTATTGCCAGGACGTTTTTTTGTTGAATCTCAGCCTCTTCTGTCAATCTATTGATTTCTTCTATAGCGGACTTTTGCTCTTCCGTATCTGAGCGCACACGGTCCGCAAAGCTTCCTGCGTCATTTACAGCACCTTCTGCCGTTGTAGGTGTGCCTACGGGTAGTTTTTTATTTGCGTTGGCAAGAGCTCTTTCCCGGGACCTCTCCGATTTGTTTGATATAGATGTGTCCCACAATGAACGAACTCCATCGAAACCAACATTTCTATTCACCGTTTTCCAGTCCCCTATGGCTTCTACGGAAGTTGATAGTATATTTAGCCCCTTTAGTGCTAACGGGAGGGTAGTCTTCAGAAACCTATCCCATGCCTCCTCAAACTCCCTCGTTGCGGATGCAGCTTCTGAAATATCGTCCGCACTTGATAAGCGGCCGGCTCGTTCCAGGTTGTCCGCAAGGTTTCCCATTCCGTTACCCAGATTCTCGAATATCTCCCTGAGCTTTACGCCGTCTGTGCCCCCAAGGATTTTAACCTGAGCCCTGGCAATTTCTGCATTGTCTCCTACTTTGGAAAGAGCTTCCCCGTACATTTCGATCTTTCGAGTGTTAGAAGCACTTACAAATTCTTTTATGTCGATCCCTAATGTCTGATAGGCCTTGTGCATATCTCCCAAAGGACCCAAGAGAATCGTTGAATTCTCGATCAATTTACCTATGGGACCTTCAAGCCCTCCCATATCTTGACCCAGCTTCCTGGTCTCATCCTGCATGACTTGGATTTCATCTGTGGTGAAGCCCAGCTTTTTTGCCAGATTGTCAACTTCCCGTGCTGCTTCCAGAGACTGTTTTCCAAGTCTTAAAGTCGCACCTACCGTGATTGCCGCCCCTAGTGATGCAATGCCTGCCTTCAGTTTATTCACCGAGTTTAAAGACTTGTGGGATCTGTCCGAAAGGCTTTTAAACATGTTACGGCCGGGCAAAGGCTTTGAGGCTTTCTTCTTAGTCTTATCTACTGCATCCTCTACCTGATTGATGCCTTTAAGTGCATCTCCGCGGTCTAGTTTTAGTTTAAGTGTTTCCGTTTGTGCCATGGTTCTAAAGGTTATCGGTTACGCGTGCGCGGGGCAACCGGGTTAGATGCCTTACTTTCTCGTTCTTTATTCATGTGAGAAAAGACCACCCCGTCCAGTTCGCGGACTACTTCCAATAAGGTGACCACATTTAAACAGTAAGCGTCTGCATATACATTTACGTCTGCAGCCTGGATCGGATTTACCGACATGCCTGATTGCCTGTGAGCCTGTAAATTCTGGAAGGCGGACCAATAAGGTAGCCAGCTAGAAGGTATCTTTATTAGTGGGGGCGGCTGTGTTGCTTTCTTATTCTTCCGGAGCCATTGCCTAAGAGTTACTTTCGAATCTTTTCCGGCTGGCTTGTCCCACTTTAAACTATCTTCTAGTTTTTTTTTAAGAGCTCAATTCCTCTGGAACGGGCTGCTTCTGTAAAGTTCATCCGGTCAAGGCAACACCTTAGAATGCCGTCGGAAACTTCAACCATTCTATGGTGCGCCAGGAGGTCCCGTCCGTTCTGCCAGGTGTAAGGAATGGGTCCGTTTTCATCTTCAACCCCGTCCCATCCCAGAAGAATACTTTTAGAAATAGCTTCTGCCGTGATGGATTGTTTTAAAGATTCAAGACGTCCCTTTTCTTCATCAGATCGACGTTCAAAATCTTCCGGGGATTCCATTGTCTGGACATCTTCCCGATGTTCGCTCCTTGCAAGCTCTAAAGCTGCAATGTAGGCCGGGTGCGTAATAGGCCTCACTAGGACTCGAAAGGAGTAATTTCTACCCATTTTGTCACGTGGTGTGCACCAAACGCCGCCGGTTATAGCTTCCGAGTCAGGAGCGTTCTCCTTGAAAATGTTTGAAGATTCTACATTCATTCTGGTTCTGGTTCTGGTTCTGGTTCTACTGTTTCAAAAAATAACCTCGAAGTCGTCCCGGATTTATCAGTAGCTTGTACTAGTATACCATCTGTATACAAAAATGCCGAAATTTGTACGGTTTCAATAGGATCTTTAGGAGGAGGAGGATTCTGATTAGTTGCACACCCCGATAGCGCTAGCAATATGGAAAGAAAGTACTTCACTGATCCCAAATTAGATTATGTCTATTTGAACGGTAAAGTCCTTATCGGCAGGACGGAAAGCTTTCCAAGATACGGACTGCATAACGTCTGAATTTGCGGAAGGTGCTCCCTTATTATTGTCGTTCTGTTTGATTCTAGGAAGGTATACCATAGCCTGACGTCCATCGGTGCCAGGTATTGGGATTTCCAAGGATAGATCTCCGTGTGCCAGGTAGTTATCAAATAGATCGTTGTCGCCTGTGTAAGCTTCCAGGCTTCCAGTGATGTCCGTATAACCGTCACCACGTCGAAGTCCGAAAGAGGATCCAATTACAGGCTTGTCCCGGAGATTGTTTCCGATTGTGAAATCAAGACTGGAAAGGTCTGCAATCTTTACACCGTTTGCATAGATTTGACCGGGAACAGTTGCTGCGCTGATTGGAGTCTCTCCGGCCGCCGGAGTTACCGTTCCAGCTACGGAAGCGTTACCTGTGATCACGTTTTGACCGATGTAAGATGCGGTCATTGTGATTTCAGTTTCCGCGGGTATGGTAATGGCTAGAGAGTTGAGAATCCCGCCGATGAAAGACTCATATTTTCCGATGTCAGTAAATCCTCTTTCAATGTGGACACCAGGAGCATCTTCATTCCCATTCCTTATATAGTTTGCTGATATGCTTATTGCTGCTGTAGTCGTGCTGTCGTCGTCGGATGCAAGTGCACCGTCTTCCAGTTGTAGGAAATTGGATCCGACAGAAACTACCCTAAAGGTGTTGTTGTTTTCAGCATTGGCAGAATTTTCTATCTTCAAAAGCTTAGCGCCTTTGAATAGGTCAAAGTCTGCGGTCTCAGAAAATTCAATTTTGTCAGTTGTCGAATCTAAATCCATCAAACCGGAAAGAGTTGAACCGGTCTCTGATGCCTCTACCAGAACACCACGTAATACTTGAATACGAAATAGTTCAAAAAGGCTCATTGTAAAATCTGCGACAAGTTCACCGGTCCAACGTCGTCCTGTCTCGATGTTATGACTTTGCATGCGCTCTGCTTGCCCTACGTCTTGAGATTCGTAGGATGTCTTAGCGAGGTTGAGAGCCGGTCCGTTTTTGAGGATAAGGCCCTCCATGTCCGGGGCTGCCGGTGTTTCACCGTAGGTTCCTTCTAAATTAAACCGTATCAATTCATTGAGAGTTGTTGCTTCCATTGTTTTCCTTTTATTTGAGTTTAAATGATTTTAAAGGTTAGCAGATTCAAAATGGTTCGGCAAGAGACCTTTTGAAAGGGCTCGGTAAAACGCAAGTTTTCTATCATGCGGGTTGTTTAGCGGTTTGCCTGTCTGTTCCAGCTTTTTCTTTTGGGTCGCAGCTGGTAACTTCTTAAAACGTGCATGAGCTAGGCTGACCTTTGCAACGTCCGCGGATACTTGGTAAGCGTCCATGTAGCTCTTAACTGGGTGGCATACCGTCTTGCAAAGCAATTGTAGGTCTTCCGGCATAACGAAAAGAAGGCGCCCAGCGAAGGAACCAAGGTCCTCTTTTGATTTCAAAGACCCCGCTGCTTTGATGTGATCCACCTCCATCGTTTTTGCGGCATGGAGTTGCCCGCAAGACTCGCACCGGTAGCAATGTTTTATTCTATTACCCAGGCGTTCCCTTTCACTCTCAGGTACTTCAAGTCGTCGTGACTTCATTAGTTCCACACGCATAGGGTGCCTATTCCATGCCCTCCGGAGCTGACCCCTGAAAAAGGACATGTAGGAAGATTCTGTTTTCCAGACTTCCGGGAGGACCTCCCAGGGTGTTTTTCCGTCCAGATTCATAGGATCTCAATTTCTATTTCTGGGTTTAGTAATGCGGTCCCGGTTGCCCTGAATGATGCTTGGATCTGCATACGTACGTACCCGTCCGTCTTTGGAAGCGTCCTGGCGGGAGCATGATCAATGAATATTCTAGTCCCACTGGGTGTGATCTTGATGCACGCGAAGGATAATTTGCTCTCAAAAACTTTGGCTGAGTTTATCAAAGGAGCGTCCCCGGTGTTCTTATCCTTCATAAAGATATCTACAGTCCAGGTTCCTATTGCAGCGTGCTGGGTAGCGTTTGGATCTCCAATGCTACGGCTCTCCGGAAAGATGTCCTCCAGGGTGGCACGTGCGTAAAGATCTCGATCGCGTCCTGTATTCCCGTCGAAGTCCAAAGGGATCCCTGCGGGGTTGGCCGCTTCTTGCGTTACCTGTGAAAGTGCTTTGATAATTTCAATTGAGTTCATCCAAAAACTTTAGCCTTGGCCCGCCTGAGTGCATTTCGCATGAATCCGGTTGGGGCTTGTTGTGAGGAACCATCTTCTAAAAGGATGGCATGGGGAGCAGTGGCTACCAGAGAAAGGATCTTTGCGTTCTCCGGAGGGTTCCACCGCTTCAATCTGTTTACTGTCCTAGCTACCGCAGTGTTCCTGGAGATACTTCCAGATAATGGGATATGATTAGGACGTTCATAAGCTAATGCCGGGTGAATGTTTGATGCGTTCTCCCCGGTGTCGTAAGGGGAAAGCTTCGCCGCTTGAAATCCTGCCTCCCGGATCGTGTCTAAAGACAATTTGTCCACTCTTTTCCGTAATTTTTTAAGTGTTGTTGCCATATATTACTTACGAATTTGAAAAATTGTGAGCACGTCTAACACGTTTCGAGAAGATATCACTTCAAATTCCTCCCCGTCTATCACCATCCTTGCAGTAGTGTCCTGATCAAAGTTCCCTTCGATGAGTGCCTTTCGATCTCCTACTTGAGCCCCCCAGTTTTCCCGCTCTCGCTGGGTAAAAGATCCCGTGGCCGCTCTTAAACCTGTTGTCTCTGCATAGGTCGTTACTTGAATCCTTTGAATCGGATCGAAGGCCGAACCGGTTAGAATTTTAAGGGTCACACCTTCACGAATAACATTACCTGCCGCATTGAATGCATCGGCGATAGCGTTCTGTATTTGTAGCTTCATCTATTACGTAGTCCGTGCGCGTTGTAAGTGGTGTGCTTGAGGTATTCAACCACCCGGAGGGGTAGCGGTAGGGATTGACCCAGAGCAGGGCCCGCTGCTCCGGATAAAGAAACTGATAAATCTGGAATGCTCAATGATTGGACCTTTCCCTCTCCTGGGGTCTTAGCGCTGAACTCTCCGGACGCGAGGGCCTCGGCAAGCAAGACAGTGGCGACTTGTAAAGACTCCGGAACCTCTCCGGATGGAATGGACCGGTCGCACTCACTTGGTACCCCGTAGTCAAAGGCATGCACACGCGGCCACCCTAGAGCCTGAGTATTCGTCTGTGGCTCCCCAGTGAAATCTGAGTATCTATCTATCAAACGGGACGCTCTGGCCAGCATAAGACCTTTACCTGCAACGTCCAGAGCGTCCCATTCAGAGGAAGGACCCTCGATCTCTAAAAAGGTGTCTGCTTTTCCTACGCTGGTGTAAGAATTAGCGTCTGAATTACCAGAACCTTCTTCTACTACAATCTGAAATGACATTTACTTAGTTTTTGAAGAATTTTTGGCTTTCTTTACTGGAGTCTTTACTCCGGTAGATTCGGATTCTGGTGTATCACCTTCCTTCTTTTCGGATTCACCTTCCTTCTTTTCGGATTCACCTTCCTTCTTTTCGGATTCACCTTCCTTCTTTTCGGATTCACCTTCTGGTGTATCATTCTGTTTGTCGCCTGAGCCTGTTTTCGTTTTTAAGTGCTCCTGTGGTTCCGATTTCTGGTTTGTTTCCGGAACGATTGGAGCAGCTTCTGGGTCGCCTTTTTCGCCTGTCACTGTGACGTTTACAGTGTGGCCTGAGTATCGTTCCTTAGCTGAAGATACTTTGATCGTATTGATTGCCTTTCTTAGGGACGCAAAATTCTTTACCTGGATCAAGGTTTCTTTGGGCTTAAGAAATCCGGGACTCCGCTTGGATAAAACTTTGTCGATTTGAGCTTTGAATGCGCTGGCTTGTTCAGCCGGGACACGTGAGAGGTCTACTGTTATGTTTTGATTCATGGTGTAAAAGATAGACAAAAAAAAGCCCTCCAGCAAGTGGGTTCCCGTCGGTAATTTTTTGTGTATTCATAATAGTCTATTGGTCGGGACTCTGTGAGTCACATTTGACGGTATCCTCGTTCCTCGGATGAGAGAACTCAGCGTTAGAAAGAGTATCCCCAACAGCTATCGAAACGGCAGGTTGTCGATTCCCGAGAACCGTAAGAGTAGCTTCACCCTTAAAAAGAAAGCGGAGCCTCCAAAGTATCGAATCGCATTTCCAAATCGAAACAATTTGCTGTTCGCCTTCCGTTTTTGTCGCGGGAAGTCCGTCGATTAAACCACCCATTACGGATGTTTCGTGCGGCATGGCCTTTCGACCGCCAATCATTGCATTTGTGTGTGGCTTGACCACAGGTTTCATATCGTAGTATTCCATAATTTTTAACCTGTTATGTTTTGATTCATGGTGTAAAAGATAGACAAAAAAAAGCCCTCCAGCAAGTGGAGGGCTTTTGAGAATTATAGGTAGCTTTTAAACGTTGACTTCCATCTTGATAACCCCGAAGCGTGCGATGTCTTCGAAAGCGAGCTCCCAAGCGTTGGCAAGTTTGAGCTGATCTTGTGTCGGCCCAGCTTCTGCAATCGTTGGGACGCTGTCTGCGTTTGCAGGAACCCACTTTGCACCGTTCCAGTGAACCAGGAGTGCTACACGGTCATACATCGCCTTGCGAAGGTTGGGGACGTCGTTATCAAAGGCAAGAGAGCTTGCTGTGGTTCCGTCCGGGCCTTGAGTTCCGATTTGTGCGATCAGCTGGGCGGGTTTCGATAGGTAGACCTGGTAAACCTTACCAGATGTATCCCCGTCTCTGGAAAGCGCGTCATTGGCAACCACGAGCATATTGCGGTAGATTGAGATTGTTAGATCCCCTACAGATTTGCTTTCGAAGTCCGACGGGTTGACCTTCTGGAGGTAAGCTCGAACTTTCGAGTGCATCATAATTACACCACCACGGAACTCTTCCACGTCACTCCCAATCACGTGAGCGGCGTCTGTAAAGAAGTCGTCAGTCCACTCCAGGTTATCCCCGGGACTGTTAACTGGATCCTCGTTGACTGCATAGTCTCCCGCGGCAGTATTGGCAAGCAATCCGGAGAAGTCGCTGGAAGCAAATATACCTTGGAGGGAAGCGATAGCACGTCCTGCAACTTCCTTGTCACGGGTAACGTTGATGCTTCCGGCCATTGCTTCAGTCATTGTCATTCCAGTGCTGCGCAGGTATTCCGCTGTGAAGGCAGTTCCTCCGATGGCATGCTCCAAGAGCACTACGGGTGCGACTTGCTTTTCTGTCGTGATGTCCGACGGGGTTGGAGGTGTTCCGGGATTCTGAAGGGTCATCGTCCCTTCGATAGGTTTCAATACCGGGATCTGTAATTCTGTGGCACCGATAGCGCGTGCGCTGTCGGGGTAGTTTACGCCGGGTTCTGCTCGGAGCCCGGAGGTGATCCAAGCGTATTTACGTCCTACTCCTTGCATCACAGCCGCTACAATGAGCGCCGGATTCGGGAGGTGTTTCAGTCCTGCTTTTGGTGAGTACATGTGTTTCCTTTTATTTTAGTGTGATACATAAAAAAGCCCCTCAAGAGCGAGGGGCTTTGGTATAAGGTTAGTGGATTTTATTAAGACAGGCAAGCCTTTGGCCTTATATTTCTGAAAGAGCCTCCAAAAGTTGCGGGTTTTTTCCGTCCTCGGTGGCTTCTTCAAGTGCCTTGTAATTAAGATTTCCTTTTTCGTCTCGATAATTGTCCAGGACTGCTGACTGGTCTAGATTGTCGTCTTCTTTCGTCCCGCCGCCTGTTGAGGTTGGAGCGGCTTCCGGAATGTCTTTAATCCATGCGGCAAGGTTTTCTTCCGGTGTCTTATAAATCCCTGTCTTGTGGGTAAGCTTTCCATCTTCTCCAACTTCCCAGTTTTTACGCAGCTCGGTTTCTTCGAAAAGATCGGCAAATCTTGGCTTCACTTTGGCTACCAATTCTCCGGCCGCCTTCGAGAAAACGCTTTCTTTCGATGCGGTTTCCCTTGCTTCCCTTTCTGTTTTCAATTGCCCCCGTAGATCTTCTATCTGGGTTGCTGTGGTTTTACTGGTGCCATCGAGTTTGGACTTTGCATCTTCTAATTCTTTGGTTAGCTTCTGTAAGTTTGCTTTTGATTTATCCGCTATAGCCTGAGCTTCTCGCGCTTGTCTTGCAAGATCTTCCGGATTCGGATCGTCGGGAGATGTTTCTATGTCAAGGACGTATCCGTCCCCTGACTGTTTGTAGAAGGAGCGGACGTTTTCGTCTACTTCTTCAAGTGTCTTGATTTTCTTTTTTAGACTCATGTGTGTGTATCCCTTTATTGTTTTTTTTGTTGTGAAGCTTTTTGCAAGCTTTGTGAATTGTTATTTTTTAGAGATATGCAGTAACTTTTGAAAGTAGTCAACCTCAAAAATGAAATCTTTTTACTGGTCTCCTTTTTGGATTGATGCCTTGACCGCTTCCAGACGTCTCACCTCTGCACTGTAATCTTTTGATGAATCTCCAAAATCTGACTTCCTTAGCTCGGCTACGTAATCCTCCGCACTTATAGCTCCTTTTAGGAATGACTCCAGCAGTTCAGCGATCTTGCCCACTGCAAGATCGGACTCCGCAAACCGGGTATTGTATTCCAGTTTTATCTTTTCAATATCCGATTCAGGAAGACGTATCCAACGTCCTATCATTCTTAGGGCTTGCGTCATTGCCTCCGATGCAGTTACCGACGTCAAAGTAAGAGAAGCGGTTTCGGCTGCAAGTGTGATCAAAGCTCCGGTTGCTGTCTGTTTTGCCTGCGGGGCTGCAACCTGAACGCCTAACGATTGGGCCTCACTTTTTGAATTTTCGTAGCGTTCTGTTAGGAATGTTGATCCTTCCAGACGGATGAAAGATGCGTCCCCGTTCGGAGGGCACTGGATTATTCCGTTATCATTTTTGACCGTTTGGCCTTGATCGAAGCCTTTTAGCTTCAAAAGAGGTTGAGCGTTCTGCTTTGCTGTCCATCCAATATCTGCACTGTATTGGTATGCCTCCAAACAGACATCAAACAGTGATGTAAACGGGGAAGATTTTGGCTCCGGGGTAACTTCGTAAGGAGCTTGAATGACGATCGGGACAAAGTCCAACGGGCTTCCGTTGTATGTCGGAGTGATTTCCGATAAGACTTCACCCTTAGCATTCATAACGCGTTGTTTATAGGTCTTACCCTCGTCAAGATAGCATCTTCGATACTGTGGAACGTTCTTCCCATGGATCCTCATGTTTTCGCATAGGATAACATACTCAAGTATGAGAAGCCCGTCCTGCCAGCGATAACCCCAATCGGTAGCCCTGGCACGGGGTAAGACGTTTAAATAAGGGGATCCGCCGTCGGACGGGGCGTCGATCATAAGGACCGCCCCGGCCTGCAGAGCTTCCCTTATCTGATTCTGAGAACTCGCATACAGTGTTTGACCTCCCGGACCTGATTTCATTTTCAGGTATTCCAAAGCCCCTGGCAGGGTCACTTCCGGATCTCTCCTGAATATTTGTCCCAAGCTACCCAGGAAGGCCTGCTCAAGCCAGCTGGGCCAGCGGGCGCGTTTCAAATAGACCGACCCATATCGGGCTTCGTCGTCATTCTTTGGAAGGTAGCGGACTCCAAGAGCTTTGATCACCCGTCCTCCAGCTAGCCCGTTCCGTACATCTTCCCATTCAGAAGACCTGGCAGCGTATTTAGGATGCAACCATCGTGATGCGGGACGACTAGAAAGTGCGGGGGTGTAAAAACTCATAATATGGAAAGTTAGTCGGACAAACCTAAAAGTGCAATAATTTATCTTGTAACATTGTTTACCAACCTTACCGGGGTCCAAGGTTTTCCTACGATTCCATAAGTCAAAGCGTCGTACCAGTGGTCAGGGCCATTTGTGTCGACGTCTTCCGGGTTCAACTTGTCCGCGGGTAACACGGGAAGGGATTCACAGAGGCCGGGAGTCCTTCCCCTAAAAAATTGAATCCCTGGAAATCCGTCCTTTTGGATGGACAATAGTGTTCGCAATGTTTGAGCCCGTCCAATCCGGCTACCAGGTCCTTTTTTGACTGATGTCAGGTTCAAACCATCAGCGTTCAATTGATCACCTCTGCCGTAACCTTTGCTTTGATTGTTGGCCACAAATAGACTGTTGTCCGCAACACCTGCAAGAGGGTGACGGATGTGGATCTTCTTCCCGGCCTGAGTCTCTCTTATCATATACCGGGCGTCCTTTCCTTGTATCTCCGGGGAGATATCATGAGGTAATGCTTTGTAAGCAGTATATTCATCAATAACAAAAATGCGAAGTGATTTAGGATCTTGCGTAAGCCAGACGGTCACGAACGGATCAGGATTGTAACCGTCGTCAATACCCCTCCACACCTGCCAATGATCCGGGATGTCGAAAGGGTCAATCATATGCTTGTTTTCGTCCCATAGTTCAACAAATGCGCCGCTTATGGAAAGGTCCCAACGACCTTCCAAGATTGCCCTAATGATGGCAGGATGCCTTCCGGAAGCCCTTTGCCGCTCCTCATAGTCAGGGTCTAAATAGGGGTTGTCTTTAAGCCTGGAGGGAACGAACGCCCTCAAATAGCTTTTCTTTGTTTTTGGATCGCTGACTCGAATGATTTGAGTTTTATCAGGCCGGGCAGGTATTTTAAATCTTTTTCTCAAACGGCTGTGATTCACACCACCAGGGTTGCCAGTGAAAAATTGCATCGTAGGCATCTTGGAACCATCTTCCCCGACAGTGTAACGAATACGTGTCCACATGAATTGCATGTAATCAAGTGTGGACCAGTCCCCAAATTCGTCCCAACAAACTATGTTATAGTAAGCCCCTCGATACTTATTTTCGTGCTTTGATACCGCAAATATTCCATAATGTATTTCAGCCCCGGAAGGAAAATACCAGATCCGCTTTGTGCCGTGGAAAACAGCCCCTAGAGGGAAAAATAAACTTTCCGCAAT